GACCTTCCAATACCCACTTATGAGTTTGTGTACCGTCAAGCGTACCCGTGAATCCGTATCTGTATTTTGCATTATCTAATTTGGTCATCAATGTGACCAATGATTTGGATTTATATTGGTGTGCTTCGTCTCCTATAACAACACCATATTGTCTGAACCATTTACGATCCTGTTTGTATATAGATTGCCAAGTAGATATAGTAACAGGTAAATCTGATAGCAAATCACGTCCACCATATATTTTGTGACAAAATTTACTAGCATCCCAACCATAATCCTCAAAGTCTTTATACATTTGTTCTACTAAAGATGTTGTTGGTACGACAATCAACACCTTTCTCTTTGCTTGTACATGATATCTTGTTACAGCATATATCATCAAGGACTTACCAGATCCAGTAGGTGATATTAATAATCTTCTATTCTTTTTTAAAGCATCAAAGACTCCTTCTATCTGGTAGTCTCTTGGTTTAACCTTAGATATATTAGTAAGATAATCTTTTACACCTTCTTTAGATACTGCATCATTCTCTTCATAAGGTAAACCATAATGTTTATTATCACTAAATTCAAAAGAGTAATCGTGATTCTTACAGAACTGTTCTACCTTGTCTAATAACCCAACATATATTTCTCCTTTCTCAGTATTGAATAGACGTATCTTTCCATCCCAGTACCTATTACGATACTGTGGCATAAACTTTGCATTTGGTACATCAAAGGTAAACTGATCTGCTAACTCATATTTGATATGAGGTTCACATTCAACCTTTAAGAATACCTCATTCTTTTTTTGGATAACAATGTTAGCCATAACCAGAAGAGAACCTACGCCACTCAATAGCGTTTTTAATTTGGTAAGTTCTATTAGAAACTTGCTTTAAGATATCCTCAAGATATCTAAGCATCATGTCATAGTACTCAATTTTCAACCTGATAATCTCGACTTTCTTGTCGGCATCAAGATGAAGTTTAAGGTCATCCTTATCCCGTATTTTCATAGGGAAAGGTTCTTCAGCATATATGTCTGCTGTTGCTTGACCTTTATAATACTTCCGTCTTTCTAATATGACAGAAGCATATTGTGACTCAGCATTCTTACGAAGTGCTAAAGTCATATTATATATGTTGAAATATTTGGCGTGTAATTGGGGAACTTTTAAAGACTCAGTATCAAGTTCATCTTGATTCAGTTTGCTATCCTCATCCCACATTCGTTGGATCTTTTCTAGATCAAACTTTGTCTCCTTCATTGTCAATCATATCAAAGATAGTATATTTAAAACTCACAGTTGCAGTAAAATACTGCTCTTGAGTTAGTGTCGCATCAAATGGTATACCAGTCAAAGCAAATGGGAACAAGTCTTTGAACTTAACTTGTGCAACAGTATTGTAGTTGCTATTAAGAACCATTAATGTTCCGTCTGACCTTTCATTGAAACCTTCGTTGAACTCTGGGAAGTATCTTGACTTTCTCTTGATGTCCTCAAACTGTTGTAAACTTTCTGGAAAACCTAAACCAGTCATCCAGTCATATATTTGTAAGTAATTCTCAAGGTTTTCATCAACGATAAAACTAACAACCAAATCATCAAACGACATCTTATCCCCAGGAACAGGAATGTTCTTAAGGTAAGAAGTTTGTTGAGCAACACCCAAAGTAATGGTAGGCAGATTTGCTTTATTGCAAAGAAAGTCTACCTTTGGACATCTATTCAACTTGAGTTTGAAACCACCTAATGCTAAGAAATTCCTATTAGAAACTTCTTGCAAGGCCATTGGATTGTTTGACATCAGCTTCCCAAGCTATATCTATTTATCCCCAATACTCATCCAATGTATCAAGTGTTTTATGGAGATACTTATTCGCACCAATACATTCCCATTCTCCCATCTCACCAATCTCACATTTATAATCAAGTTCTCTTTTTAGTTGCATGAGTCTATTTGTCATGTCAACTTTAGATAGTCTACCGTTCATTAGATTATCTGATAGTGTATACTATTTAACATCAGCATAAAAAAAGACCCCCACTTGTGTGGAGGTCTTGATAAAGAAGTATAAACTTCTGTCTTACATTAGGTTCTGAACCTTAACACGTCTGTAATAGCGGTTGCTATTAGCAGTAATACGTCCAAGACCTTGTGTTGTTCCTTCAGCATAAGGGTTAGCAACCATACCATATCTGGTTTTGAAACCAATTTTTGGTTGGAAGGTGTCCTGACCAACTGCACGAACCATCTGTAGAGGAACGTATGGGCAGTAGAACAGTCCAGCATCATAAGGGTTAGATCCCTTATAACCCATGACGTAGTACTGATTAGCACTTAGGTTAGCAGCAAATGGGTCAATATAGACCTTGAAGCGTCCGTTAAGTACTCCAGCAAATGTATTACCAGTATCATCAACTGTTAAGTTAGCAGAGATAGCAGGTGTGTAGTCGAGTTGACCAGCAGCAGCAAGTGCAGATGCAACGTCAGCAGAGCAAAGGATAACATTGCCCTTTCCTCTTCTTGTTCTCTGTGCGATAGCGTTTGAATCACGCTCTAGCTGGAACATCATACCTTTGAACTTCTCAACCATCCAACGACCATTACTGTCAACGTCTAAGTCGAAGACTCCAGTTGAAGCAACGTTCGTCTGAGCACCAGGCTCAGCAGCCTTGTAGATAGTTCTGATGATTTCTCTGTTGATCTCAGCAAGTATCTCTGTTGAAAGGATATTTGCTAATTCAGCTTCAGCATCTAGACCGTGGATCGCCTTAAGGTCTTGAGCAAGTTCTAAACTGTACTCAGCTTTCAAAGCACGAGACTTAGCAGTAACCGAGACTTTCTCGATACTGAATGCCATCTCACGGAAGTCATTAGTGGCTGTATCGTCACCTAATGCTTCTAAATCTTGGGTCTTGAAACCTTGTCCTGTAGGATAAGCGTTTTGATCGCCACCGTTAAGGATTGATGGGTTTGTAGCATCACTGCTTGGGTCTGTACCCTGTGCAGTAGTACCGAAACCAACATCTGTTCCACCATCAACAGCACCTGTGTAATCACCTTGGTTAAGTGATGCAGCAGAGTTCTGTGCTGAGAAGGCAGTATCTGGTTCGTTGAAGAATGCTTCTGTTCCTTGCTGATTGTCGTAGCGAGTTCTCATCGCAAAGATCAAACCAGTAGGTCCGTTCATTGGCTGAACGCCAGCTAGGTCGTAAGCAACCAAGTTTGGCATCGAACGTCTGATCAAAGAAATCAGTACGGGGTCGAAACCAGCAACTGGGCCACCATTGTCAGCACCACCACTAAAACCAGCAGCACCAGTGCCAGCAGGGTCAGTGTTAACTGTAGGAGGTGCTTCTGTTAAGAAGGCACGTTCTTCACGTAAAAATCTTTCTTGGTTTTCGAGAAGTTGGGCTGTAACCGCTTTTCTATGGGTGTCCTTGATACTATCAAGTCCTTCCGCTTCTAAAAGAGGTCCCCACTTCTTCTGCAATTGAGCAGAGTTAAACATTTTGGGTCTCCGTTTCGGGATGTAGTAAGTTTAAATTTAATCTAGTTGAACTTAGTCAACGCCTCAAGATACTTTGACATAGTAGGGGAATTATCCTCTACAGCATCTTCGGATATGACTTCTTGTGAGTCAGTAACTGGCTTGTTAGAGAAATATGACTCTTTAAGAGTTACAAGTTTCTCACGGTATTGTTCCTCGCTTTCAAACTCAACACCTTCTGCTAATGAACTAAGCTTTTCTTTTTGAGAAAGTGCTAGTCCTTCGCTAACTTCATCAAGGATGTTGTCGGAGACAGAATCAGATAGACGCTTAGTTAAAGCGATATTACCATCAATCTGTTCGTTGAGTTTACTCTCCATTTCATCTAGTTTTGTGACCATTGCCTCAAGGACATCGTACTTATCATCTGGGATAGTTACGTAGTGCTCTTCAAAGAGACCCTTAAGACCAGTCATAAAGGATTCAGATAGTTCACCTCTGATTCCTGATTCTACAGCAAGTGCATTTTCATTAATCCACTCGTTAGCAACGTACTCAAGGTATGAGTCAATATGCTCTGTAAGTTCTGTACGTACAGCATTTACTTCTTCAGTAAGCATTGCATCGTACTGCTTAGACATTGCTTCTTTAGCATCAGCAAGCCTAGACTTGATGACTGCTTCAAAGATTGTCTTAGCCTTCTCTTGGAATTTCTCAGATAGTTCTTCTCCTTCGAGAAGTGCCTTAACATCTGCATCAATGTCCAATGGTTCTTCTGTTACTACAGGAGCTTCAACAGTTTCAGTTTCAGAAACGGTAGTTTCTGTTTCTACTGCTGGAGTTTCTGCAACAACTTCTTCCTCCTTAGCTGTTTCTTCGTTAGCACCCTTACCATATCCAGTTGCTTTTAAAGCAGCAGGGCCTGGTAGAGTGGTCTTAGCACCAGCGTGGCGAAAATGAGGATCGCCTGTTTGTGCCAAAGTGGCCGATGGAGTTTTTAGCTTGTTGCTATCGTCTGTAGGTTTAGAATTGGTTGGAGTTGGTCCACCAAGAACCTCGACTGAACCCGCATCAGGAACGTAATTTGGAGCCTTAGGCATAGGCTCGGCAGCAGAAGCTCCCTTCGTTACCTGATTATCCATCTCATGTAATTGTTCGTCTGACATTTTTAGATCCGAAAAATTCTAGAAAATGATATTATTATTTATAAATCTATAAACTATAGACTACGCAAGAAGTTTGAGAATAACGCAAGTTTATGCTCATCTAATACTTCTTGACTCACTAACGTATTTATTGACTTCTTGACCTCTTCACATTTTTTCTCACGCAAGACGGATCCTTCCCAGACCCATTCCTTACCTTCCATGATGCCATCTACAAAAGCATCGGGAGCACTAGGATCCGCAACAATGTCAGCAGCAGTTGCTAACATGAAGTCTTCTCCTACTATGTTTACCCCATCCTTTTGGTACATAGAACCCATACCACGACTGGAAACTCCAAGTTTTACACCATCACTTAAAAGTGATTCTGCTATCTTACCCATAGGGGTTGATAGTATCTGTGCTTTACCTATAAAGTTGTTTCCTTCTTGTTTAAGTGAGACAATTTTATGTGATACACGATCAAGATTTATAGAAGGTCCATCAGGATGTCCGAGTTCTCCAAGTGCTCTACCTGATGAAACGAACTTCTTATTATAATTACTGACCTCATTAACCATTGTATCAATTGGATAGAAACGTTTGTTCCTATTGACAACTTCTGCTTGTAAAAATGGTCCTTGAATGTATAAAGTCTTCTTACCGTCTTTTTCTTCAGTAAGAATATCTATGGATTCAATCTCTTCTGCAATTAATTTCATCCTATTCCTACCTCTTTGATATGAAGTGTACATCCTGATGATGTCTCAGGGGCGAGTCTAAAGATAACAGATTTGTATGCAGTTGCTGTACCACTAAACGCTGCTAGTGATGAACAGTCTGCACTCACAGTTATAGTCTGTGCATACTCGTTGAACTGTTGAGGTTGTGACTTAGCAGTAACCTCTACGTGTGCTATCTGAGTATTATATCCACCAACAGTAGAACCAACTAAGGTGACATAATCACCTACACTTAGTTTTGTGTCTGGATGGTCAAGAGTTATAACTGCTGGATTAGTAGCAGTGATATTAGTAACATTAGCGTTAGCTGGATGAGCATAACGATAAAGGATGTTACTACCCTTATCTACAAACATGCTACCTACACCTGTTTGGGTGGAAGTATTACATGCTGCAATAGAACCACTAGCCTTATCAGAACTAGCAGTTACATGTACGACACCAGATCGAACTATCTGAGCAGATGATACAGCAGATGTAGCATTTGCAGATGATACCGACCCAACATCAGATACTAATTTTAGTGGCTGAGATGCACTCATTCTTCTGTTTCCGTTGGTTCTTCTTCAACTTCAGGTTCAGCATCAAACAGCGATTGAGCAGCAGAAGGTTTCATAGCATCAACCTTTCCACTACTTTTTACGTACAGCAGATCCTTAATTGCATCTGATACTTCCGATGAAGGAGTACCATTCGCAATCATATCTACTATGTCGGCAGATTCCATAATATACTATTGAAGTGTATATTATATATTTAGCTTATATCTTTGCTTTTTTAATATCTAACCCTGTCTTAGCCTTACTTACCTCTGGATTCTTAGGAGTTTGTCCCATTGCCGTAGTCTTTGACTGTGGTAAATTAGGAGCCATTCCTGGGTCTGCTTCCATCTGACCTTGCATAATCATATTCTGAGTTTCCAACGGTACACCAACGCCCGCCTCGTTTTCTTGATCCATCTCAGATTCCATCTCAATGATCTCTTCATCCGTTTGACGGAGAATCTTGCGTTTAACATAGTCTCTTGAATAGTAGGTTCCGATGTAAGGTTCTATTTGTACCATGACATTGAGTCTTTCATTCATCAACTCCGTTTCTTTAAGTTCTGCAAAGTGATTATCATATAAGTAATCGAATTGTATATGCTCTGCCATCTGTTCCCAGTCTTCTGGGGTAACGATGTTCTTGAGGATTAACTGAGTCTTAAGTAGATCTAAGAATAATGCACTGAATCGTTTACGTAGTCTGCCAACAAACTTAGAGAACATCAACTCGTCTCTTAAGATTTCTGATGATCTACCTAGGTTAAATCCTTGATCATCTGCAACTCTACTATCTGGTACGTTCAATGCACGATATAGTTTCTTCTGGAAGTATTCTATATCTGCTAGTTCTCCTAAGTTCTGACCACCAGGTAAAGTAGATATCTCTGTTCCTCTTCCTCCTTCTCTACGTGGTAACCAGAAGTCCTCTAGCATTGCCATATACTTCTTATCATCCTTGATCTCACCAGTGTTAGCATCGTATACCAACTTATTTCTATAGCGAGACATCACATCTCTTAGGTATTGCTCTGCTTTAATCTTAGGTAAATTACCAACATCAATATAGAATATTCTTCTTTCGGGTGCTCTTGATAGTCTGTAGATAACCAATGAGTCTTCAATCATTCTCAACTGGTTCAGACCTTTGATTGCCTTATGGAGATAAGAGAGACCAATGTGTCTGTTACGATCAACTAGACCAGATGATATATGTGTAATAGAATCCTTTGCAATCTTAATACCCTTACCTGCTATAGATCCATACTTCTGAGCAGTACCTTGTGGGTAGTATGTATAGAATTCTGATATCTCAGCGTCCTTACCAACCTTCATTATCTGGTCTTCAAGAGGAGCCATAGGTTGCCCACGTGTGGGTTTAGGCTTGATCCTCATTAACTTAAGTTTTAATGCATCAATATGTCTTACTTCTTTTAAACCTTCATCAGGTTTCTCTAGGTCAATTACTTTATGGTAGTAAAGTCTACCATCGACATACCAGTTTCTAAAGATCTCGTGAGACTTCTTATCAAAATGTAGGAGGTCTTTGATGTATTTAAACTCATCTCTTATGACATTCTTTAGGCTCTGACCAGTTTTTAAATTATCTAAATCTATTTCTACAGGACTATCGTTTAAATCTGAAACAATTGCTTCATTAACAACATGCTCAATAGCAGTATCGCACTCAGGGTGCAATGACATGTTCCTATACTTTTTGATTATATCAAACTCAGTACGAAAAACACCTTCTATGTCTACGTACTGGCCATAAAAACCAGAAGTCAAATAGTAATCAGCACCGTCCTCTTGGTTGGGAGGAACAGGACTGACTACCGATTTCGACTTCTTCTCTTCATCATCAATTGAAAAACCAAAAAGTTTAGCCATTCATATTATCCTTTCTGATATTTATTATACCACAGAATCGCTGTTATCCTTGTCAAATGCTTCCCAGTACTGGACTTGCATGGTGACTTGGAACTCTTCTATAGTATCTTGAGTATCGTATGATAATTCCATACCAGACACAACAGAAGGCCAGCATCCCCACATCTTATATCCACGAAGGATAGGAAGATTAGCAGGGTTCTTGTCTCCAGTTACGTTAAGATCTGTATTTGCACGACCTAACTGGTATACTTCCCACTCAGCAAAGTAGTCAGATGGATTGATTGTACCAGATCCGTCAGATACCTTGATGATGTAGTTAGCCCAACGCTCGAATGCTTCTCTTAGTTTGAAGTCAGCGTCATTAAGTACTGTAAGAGTCCATGGATCGAATCTACGATCACCAGCAACCTTGAGTTGTCTTCCCCTAAAAGGTACTACAACTTCAGCGATGTTAGATGCTGGTAACTGAGCACCTTTAACCATCATTCTGTACTCTTCTTCCCTACCGTCAAAGATATCGACATTAGGGAATACCATTTTAACTTCAAAGAGGTTAGGTCTAGCACCGCCAAACTGTAACCTATCCTTGAAAGAATTAATGGTTCTCTTGTTGTTACCTATTTGAAATGAGTTTTGATCTAGTGGCATTAGTAGTTCCTCCTATTACACAGTGCCGACTACTTCGGAGAAACTGATGCCAGTTCTCGTAGCAACGAATGTTAGACCAATGAAGTTGATTGATCTTGCTGGTTTGACGAAAATGTCAGCAACAAATTCGTTGCGATCAATAACGTCTGGTGTGTTGTTTGATTCGTCACAAACAACTAGGAACTCATTGATGCCTCGCTTAGCTTGTACATCTCTGAGGTATGGTTCAACGATGTTCAAGAAGTTAGATCTTGTACCTGGATCGTTAAGTTCAAAGAGTTGTGCTTTAGCAGCATGCTCAATTGCCTTTTCAATAGTGATGAATAATCTTCTTACGTTGATTCTGTCAAATGCAGACTCATAAGCAAGACCAGTCTTGTCACCAAATAAAATAATACCTGCACCAGGACTTGCAATAACTGGGTTGATTCTATTTGAATACAACCTATCTCTTGCATCCTGACCAGGATTGTATGCTAGTTTAACTGCGAAGTTTAATGAACCTCTAGATGTTCCAGCAGGTGAGAACCATGGGAACTGGTTTCTATCTGTTCTAACGCAGAGTCCACCGATATCATTTGATATTGGTAAGTAGCAGAACTTCTTATTAAATCTGTCGTAAGTGTATTGATAACCACTATCGAAGACTGCATAAGAAGATGAACTTAGTGGACTGAAGAATGAAAGTACATTCTCTGTCTGTTGTGATTCACTTGTGATGTTAACAACAGATCCCCTATCGGGTGATATGAATGTTATACAATCTTTACGGAATTCACAGATGGATATAAGTTTCTGTGCTTTTGCTTGCTCTTCTTCCTTAGTCTTATGTGCTCCACCCTGTAACAAGAATCTGATATCAGAGTTAACTGGATCTTGTAGTTTATCGTAAGCAGTAAGAATATCTCCTAATGGAGCATTGAAGTTTCCTATGCCTTGATAATCCTTACCAGCATTAAGACTATACTTAACGTTGCCTAATGAATTGAAATTAATATCTTTTGCTGTTTGACCCCATGAACCAACCCCAGATCCTAGTGGTGTAACTCCAGAAGAGAAACCGTTAGGTATAGGTGATGTTCCATAATGGGAATCAGTTACCGCAGGTGATGTACCAGCATAAACATATGCTGAGTTATCTGCTAAGAACTGTTTATAGTATATTGACTTCTGTGGTGATACCTCTGAATCACTTGCCTTAGATAAGTTAGGGAACTTCTCTAGGATAGTGGCAGGTGTTCCGTTGACATTACCATCAACGTCAATAACAACTACGTTAAGGGAGTCATTGTCTCCACCTCTGTCAGCAGAGTATCCATTTACTCTTGGTTTAGGTAGTACAGATCTCCACTTAAGTGTAAGTAGATCTGATCCACCATCAGCAGCAGAAGTAAGAATGTCTTGATTGTTGTACCAATCAGAAACTGATAAAGAAGTACCATATACTTTCTTATCATCACCCACAGAAGCAGATGCAATACCAATAGGGTTGGAGGTATTGAATGAGTACTGTGAATTTTCTTGGTATCTAATAGCAGTCTCTGTACCAGATTGTACAACCGAAACTACTTTAACTGAAATACTGTCTGTACCAACCTCAGTGACGATTCCTTTAATGTAATCGTTGTCACCAGGTGAGGTAACTGTTCCAACACCGATAATGTTTCCAGTTAACTTCTGAGTAACACCATAACCTACGTTATAGGTGAACCCACTGCTGACTGAATTGCCGTATGTGGATACTTGGTTAACGGATACTCCGTTAATTATTTGATCGGCAGCAGCATCTATGACTGCAACCTTAATGTTTTCTCCCCAGTAACCTGGGTTTTTTGCTGCGAAATACCAATCGGCAGATGTGCTATGGTTGTTGCTGTAATCATCATAATTCTCTATAAGCAACGCAGTAGATGGTGTACCCGAAGGTGCAGCATTTGCGTTGTTTAGTTCTCCACCACCAGCACGGACAACCTCTAGTTGTCCACCATATGATAGGTAATTTGATGCAGCATACCAGGTTTCATAATGGAAATCAGTGATCCCTGCACCAGGGCCACCAAAGGTTTCTACGAGTTCGTTCTCGTTTGTGATTCTAATGATCTCATTAACAGGACCTTTCTGAAAAGGACCTGCTAGACCAGCAGCAACGTTTAATGATGCATTAACGCCACCACGTGTTAGATCAACCTCACGTACATTAATTCCTGGGGATGCTAACTGAAGTGCCATTCTAACTCCCTGCGGTAACCCTATTTTGACTATAAATTATTTAGTAAAAATGCGTTATTACTTGTAGTCCCACATGTATGACATATCTCCATATTCGTCTAAATGCCACTGATCACCGTTGCTATCAATGGTTATTTCCTCTTCTAGACCGTCAGTAACGAACCCAAAAGGAGCCATATCTTGCTCTATTTGATTCTTTTGCTCATCATAAATGCGTCTTCTTACGTCCTGATCTGTCATCTCTTTGAAGTAATCTTGAGCAACTAACCAAGAGAAAATAACCATACACATAGCAAGGTCATCGTTACATCCTTCCTCTGCTTCAAAGGATTGTTTCTTCTGTATAAACGTAGTAAGTTCACTTATCATATCATAATCACATAGTATAAGTTTGTCTTCTTCTATCAAAGTTTTAAGGTTAGAACACCCAACTTTCTTTGTTGTCACTGACATCTTGACTCCTAACTGAGTCTTGTTGCCAGAGAACCCTTGACCAACTACCTGACCTGCTCTACCACGCATAGCACACATTAAAACATTTTCATATTCCAGATCAAAGTTTAAGATTGACGCAACCTGATCTCCTATATCATTTACCTCACATAGTATCCATGCCATATTATATCCACATGCTACTTCATGTATGATAGATGGAAACAGCATAGGTTTGATACTGTTATTACGGTATCGTGCTACTGCTTTATATGGAAATTCTGTAATATCAAAAACTATAAAGGCACTGTAATCTTTCGACACACCACGTGCAACGTCAACTGTTACAATATAATCATGGTCTTTTCTTACATGCTCATATATGTAAAGACTACCATTCTGTAATACTGGATCTTCATATACTAACGTCTTTAACTTTGCAGGTGCTATCAATGTATCAACAGATCCTAGGAACTCACATTCAAACTCAACTTGGAACTGAGACTTGGACGTGTTTGCTATAGTTTGTTCTTTCCATTTAGAATCACGACCTGGTACTTCAGACCAATGAACTTCAGTTGGGCAATAATCATTTTTACCACGTTCACTATCATGCCACATACGGTAGAAGTGATTCATACCATGTGGAGTAGATACTATTATTACTTTGGTTTTCTGACCTGAAGATATAGTAGGATAAACAGACGCAAAAAAGTCGTCTGCGAGGTGGTTTGCAACGAACGCAAACTCATCGAGGAAGATAATATTGTAAGATCCACCCCTGACAGCAGATGCAGAAGTAGATGCAGCGATAATTTTGGATCCATTTTCTAATTCCATAGAACCCTTGTTCCATGCAATAATTCCTTGTTGCATCCACTTGGGTAGGTTTTCATAGGCAAGTTGTAGTCTACCTAATAGGTCTCTAGCAGTCTGTGCCTTGTTTGCTAGTATAGCAATGTTTACGTTATCATTAAAGATAGCATAATGTAGAAGATAAGACACCACAGTCGTAGACTTACCAGTCTGACGAGGCATCTTACATATATTAAATCTTTGACTATGGAAATTTTTAATTAACTTCTCTTGAAAGTCCCACATTTTAAATGGAACCAAACCTTCATCAAGAGAAACAATCTTAATATGACTTTGGGTGAAGTATACAGGATCATCCTTACACTTCAAATACTCTTCTATATGTTCTTTAGTAAACTGAACCTGTGTATTTGCTTTCTTTAGGTTCGGGTTACCGAGATAAATGTCATTTTGAGGCATTAACTTTTCTCTGTAAAGATTCTAGTTTCTGACTCGCACTCCTTAAGTCAATAGGATGAACGAATTTGATTAGTTTGCCAGAACCCAAAGGGTCTATTATAAAAGAAACCTTTGGGTTGGCAGTATAGATCACTTATATTTTGCTGGATTGGTCAAGTATTTAGCATCATGTTGTCTAGTTAAATCAGATAAACGGTTGATTTCAGACTGACGTTTTAATTCGTCATGTCCTCTTTCTTTGTTATCCATCTAAAATTTTTAAAAGTAAACGACTCTTTCGGTTCGTAGACTCTAGAGATATTCTGATTGACAGTCCTGACTACATCTAATGCAGCCTTTGCTCTTCCCATCAGTTTACTGGCTCCAGCTGCCCTTTGCTTTTGTTTAGCATTTTTTTCAGCCGCAGTCGCTGCTGCTGTATCAGCAGCAGACGGCATCTTTTGGGCAGAGAAACTACCTGCTCGTCCAGTCGATACGATCCCAAATTTTTCTGATACTAAATCCTCCGAAATATTTTTCTGATCCACTATTTGTAGAACTTTAATAATCCCCTTATTAAACATAATAGTAAATCAGACTGTTCTTTATTTATTGTCTTTCTTACCCATCTCCTTTAACATCTTTTGTAAATCAGATGTACTTCCAACGAACAAAGAATTGTTTGTAACCTGTTTAGGACCTGACTTATCCTCATCCATGTCCTTCATTTTCTTCTGAGAATCAAGTAACTTGTCTGTTACATCTCCAACACTTTTAATTAACTGACCAGCAACTTCATATGCTCTAGGATGCTGACTATCAGCAGCAACATCTAGAATACCGTTAAGTGCTTCATGTCCTTTCTCGATTAAATTATACAGTTGTGCTCTAGTATATTCGTAATCTTTAGTGGGATCATCTTTCTCTATACGTTGTGCTTTATCAGATCTCTTAGCACAACCACCTTCCTTGACGATCTCTGCCTTTACGTCAAGTGCTCTATTAATGGCATCGTGTCCTTTGTTATTAGACATCTATTCCTTGCGAACTGCTATAGACTTTACCGTCTTGATAGAAAGTTCTGGTCTCGTTGAATCCGAAATCATCACCAATTTCAATTAGGGCATCATCTTGTATAGTGATTTGATTAATAACGTCACCTTGGTAGTGTTCTCTCATAGTAGAACCATACTGTGCTCGTGATACTAATACATTAGTACCATTCACCTCATTGATGCGTAAAACTTCGTCACCTATTTGTATATATCTTCCAACTGTTAAACCAGTGTTAGTAGTAACTTCCATCAAAGTCTTATCCATATCAAGATTTGCTGCCAATGACTGCGTTTGATCTTGGTTATAATCCTTGACAGCCGCTGGTGTCACTACATACCTTTGTTCTCTAGGTGCTCTGATAGCAGAAGCATAATCGATCTTAACCTTCTTAATAATACCACCACTCTCATCTGTAGGTACTTCGCTATAGAAGAATGTTTTTAAGTCAAAATCCATCTCATATACAATTGCTCTACGTTCAGTAAAGTCACCTTCATACTCATCCCTAAAGGTTATATTGGTTAATGTAATTGGAATATCTTTAATCTCTTCAGCATCTTCCAGCATATTAATACTAACCTTATATGATGGTTGGAAATGAGGTAGTATCTGTTCTAATATTTGTAGCGAATCATCCTGTATCTTTGCAGCAAAACTCAACCTAAACCCAATGGTGTAGGGGGTTGGCATAAAAACTTTCTTAATTTTTGTCTTCTCTGTTGGAGTAAGTAGACAGAATTTTGTAATAGGGGCAGTCTTTCTAGAAGCATCATACTTATAATTTACAATTTCAAAAGACATCCTTGGAAGTGTGATAGCAGCATCCCTAGCGAAATTTGGCTGCTGTTCTACTCTTGCTAAGAACTTCTGAATAGGACCATAGGCAATAGGAACCTTGATCTTACTGATAACTTCACCAGTAGCATCATTAGTATGCTGTATACTGATGTTATTAAACAGTGTACCGAAAGCAATAACTGACTTTCTTACCGTACTATGATAAAAATAATTACCTAACATTATGGTCTCTCACTAAATGGGTTCTGTTCAGACCAATCAATGATCTCTTCACCAGCAACCTCAATTTCTTGGTTGTTGTCAATAACATCGTCATCATCATAGTTGATGGTATTTAGTCTATATGCTACAGACTCACCTGTTGTCTTAGATGTACCTACAATTATCTCACCAGGAGTGAAGTGTCCACTGAGACTCTTAATAGTTAAAGTCATAGTAGGATTGTTCCAATTAGTAACAAATGCCTTGTTATTACTAAGACTACCAGTTATAAGATCACCACTGAAATATGTACCAACTCCTATAGTTCCAGCAGCAGACACTGTGACAGTTGGAGCAATGGCATATCCTGATCCAGCATTAACAATACTAATAGATCCTACCTTACCATTGGCATCAAGATTAGCAAAACCTTCAGCAGTAACACCTGGTGATGGTGGAGAACTAAACGTAACAACTGGTGTTAGTACATAGTCTGAACCATGCTCAGTCATAACAACAGTGCCAACAGTTCCATTACTAACAATAGCTTGTGCTTGTGCTCCAGCACCTTCACCATCATCAGTTATAATTTGAATAGTTGGTGGATTTGAAGAAGTAGAATAACCAGATCCAGAATCAGTTATTTGTATATCCGTTAGCGAATACTTACCATCTGACATCTGGGTAGTTATTGCAACAGCAGTTGCAGTATGACCTATTCCCCAGTTAGGTGGTTGTATTACTATATTTGGTGCTCTGGTATACCCTGTACCACCAGATACTAAGTTGATTTGTGACAGACCACCGTTAACTATAGTTGAAGTAGCTTCACTTTGTGTACCTATTCCTAGCAACTGCATTGTTGCATTGTATCCTATAGTCTCAAAGTCATCATCAATAGAACCAATACCAGTATCGATTTGCTCGTCCTCGTACTCGAAGAGTTCACATTTTAACTTATAAGTATAGTTCTTTTGTAACTGGTAGAATGATGGTTGCTCATGTTCAACATACTTAATCTCAAAAAGCATGTCTCCCAATGGGAAGTAAAGTAAATCTCCTTCCAATGGTCTAACTGGATCATTACTTAACCCAGTAACACCGCCTGTTAATAATGGAGTTATATATTCTTCAAACCTTTCTTGTGATATTATAACAGTCATCTCAGCAGTTGACCTTACACCAAACTTAGTAAGTATATTATAATTGTCTCCAAACCCTTGGTAGTTCTCAATATATCCTTCAATAGGAAATGCTTTATCAAACTTAGATGAACTAACTTCTCTTATTATAGTTTTTGTATTCACATAGATTCTAGGCATATAGGTAAACTCTATGCCATGCATCTTAATATGTTCGTCAATCAATTCCTGAACAAGTCCTTGCTCAGACCGATTGCCTTGAGTAAAAAATGGATTTAATGCCATTATCCAATAGTATCCATAGCAGGTATTTCATATTCCCATGCCATTCTTTCTTCAATCTTATCTATTTCTCCTATTGCATCATCATATATTTGTCTACCATTAAGTTCTACACCACCAGGAAGTTTAACTCCTTGGAATTTAATAAGGTTCTGACCCCATTGCTTCTTCATAAGAGCAGTAAAATACTTCTTTAAGAATGGATCTCTGTACACATTAGGATAAGCATTAGGATCTAGTGCTCTATAGCATTCGATAATAATGTAGTCATCAACTTGCATACTGGAATAATCGGTATCAATATACAATCTGTTCTGTCTTCTGTTATATCTAATCTGCTTCTCAGGACGTAATAGGAAGTTAATATCTTCCAAGAACGTTTTGGTCATAGCATAGTTAAGCATTTCAGAAGCACTAAACCAGTAAATCTCATTCAAGAATAACTGATAGTTTACACTAAACATGTTAGTACTTATTGCCCTATTATCAATCTTCCAAACCTTGACTATACTTATAACTTGTTCTGGTATCTGAATAAAGTTTTGGTTCTCTTCATATGAAAACGTAGTTATACCAACCTTTCCTGTTATCTGTGCTTCTGCTGTAGTCGTAGTAACACCAATAGTTTTAGATCCACCCCTTGCTTCAATGGAGTTAATAAACTCTTGGGTTACCTTATGCTTCATGTATAGTTTTTCTATACCATCAAAATGTCTATCCTGAAATAATTGGATAGCATCATCCATCAGATCTTCGATCTGTTCATCGGCAAGGTTGATCTCTAAGACAGGATAACCTAACTGCCTTTTAGCGTATTCAACTAATTCTTGTCTTGTAGACGGTTGTGCCATTGTTAGCCTACTTTTTTGTATTTATGCCCTGTACACCACATCAAGGTGATCACCCTTGTTCAAACCTTCTGTTAGTGTTATTGTGGGGGAGTTTTTAGTGAAATCATTATTTTCTAATCTGACACCATTAACAAAAACCATTAGGTTATGCTCTTGTATGTCAACATTACTAGGTGAAAATTCAATTTGATTTTGAGTAGCAGTGAAGTAATCTTCAGCAGTCTCTGATATGATGTCAACCTCATCACCAACATTACAACCCTGTACTAGAGTTATTTTTCTAGTTATAGAAAAGTCAGTTGATCTTAATTTGACACCATTGACATAACATTTCACATTTGTTTTGTCACCACCAGTTAGGTTAAATTCAGTTTGACCTTCTACTGATGCACCAAGCAAATCTTCTTCAAATTCATTTTGATAGAATACAGTTATCTGCACTCTGTCACCAGCATGGCATCCAGTTGTTAATGTAACTGTTCTAACTCCCGATAAAGCAAAGTCAGCAGGGGGATCATTTACAAATTGATTATCTCTTAACTTAATACCATTAAGAAATACCTGACAAGACCTAGTGCCTATGTCACCGACAAATGGATGAGGTGCATTGAATTCTACTTGAAACTCTGATGCTGTATAATATCCATCTACGTGGGTGGTTATACCAGCACCACCTCCACTTTCTATAGTTTTAAAACTTAAGTTACCATTACCATCAGTAACTAAACTTTCATTTTCAGAACCATCACTACTAGGGAATGTAAACCCTGATACTGTACATATACCTGCTGAGAAAATATTACCATCTACATGACCTGTCAATCTTCCTGTGACATTACCTGTCACATTACCCGTTAAATCCCCTGCTAAATCACCGAAACTTAAATTTCCACTACCATCTGTCTGAAGAGTCTGTAAGGCACTCCCGTCACTTGCAGGGTATGTTAGACCACTTATGGTTGTAACACCAGTTACTTTTAAATCTCCAGTAACTGATAATGCTGCACCACAAGCCACCTTACCACTATAACTTACCAGTTCACCAACACCAGAGGTTTCTACCCATGGGTTAACTGATACAGTTGTAGTAGCAATTCCTACCGATGACTGATCCCTAAGAATATAGACCTTACCATCATAGGTATTGATGGCAAATTCACCACGTTCTATACTACTTACTGCTGGAACCTTGCCTTCAACGGAAGACCTTTTAAACTTTAATACAGGTTGTGCCATTCACAAGACTCTTAAAGAAGAGGAGACATACCATCTGTAAAGACAGACGTTGATATGAGATTATTTATGTGTTATAATTAGTAGTGTATATAATCAATACCTTGAAAAAATTAGTTATTTTGACTGGACCTCAGGGGTCTGGAAATCATTTGTGGTCAAAAGTTTTCTCATTACACGAAGATGTATTCGGTTGGAAGACCTTACTTGATAACTATTGGGAAGCACATAGGTTAACAGAACCATTTGCAGCACACTGGAGAGATCCCAGTACACTAAAGGATTTTGATTGGTCGCAGAGTGAATATTTCTTTACCAGTATCAGTGTCCCACTAGGTATAGAATCTAAAGGTACTAAGTGGTCACCTAATATTATGCAGTTTGCTATGAATGCAGAACTGTGTGGAATAGAGACTAAAATATGCGTTATAGGAAGAGATCAAAATATACTAAATCATCAGCAGCAAAGAATACGTGAAGAAAATACTTGCAGACATTTCCTAGATCAGTTACCTAACTTAGAAAATCCTACATTCTTAAGTTATGAATTGTTATATCTTTACAAAGCAGAGTACCTTAAGACTCTTGACTTAGGTATTCCTATAGCATGGTATGATGAAAGATTAACTGAAATATTAAAATTTGATGCTAATAGTAAATACATTTCTCCAGTAGAACCACAACCACTAGATGATGGTAATAAGACAGCAGTACCATTCCCAAGTAACCCTGTAAATAAGGAGGAGTATGAGAAAGGAATACGTGGAGATTACTTAGACTGCTGTGATGATAAACCATGCCATTGTTAGCATGCCATTATCCACACACTACAGATTGAAATTAACTGACATATGCTGTAGAATAATAACTACAGATGGAGTACCAGTAACTCTAGAAGAAAGAATCTGGATGAACAAACTTATTGAACATAATGATCATGCAAGAAACCTTGTGGCAGAACTATGTGGAGACTCTATATGGGATCTTCCCTGAATTAAAAGTTGTACACCAATGGGCAGACTGGAATGAGAATGGATGTAGACTTACAGCAGACATTCGTACAGGTGGTCACTTTCTTAAGGCAAGAGAAACACTTATAAAGTCTGAAGTATCTGACATCTATAATACTATACTCTATCCTAAAACAGGTGCTGACCTTCCTTGCTTTGGTATGGATTTTATGAAGTTCAGTGATAGAAAGGTTATTATAGTATTTGACTTCCAACATCCTACAGAGAATCACTTATACTCAGTAAAAGGGTTACCAAAAGATGATGGTAAATATAAGTTCTTTGAAATGGGTAATCATTTCTCAGAGAATATCTTTGTTAGATACTGTAAACCAAATAAGGTAGATGAACACTTACCTATGTTTAAGAAGTATCTGAAGAAGTATAGAAAGATGATTGATAAGCACCAACCAGAAGGAGAAGATACTAATGTATACTTTGACTTTGATACCTATATGACTAAGTTAGATCCTGTCAGAGGATACCTCACCTCAAAGTTTGGTGAAGATAAATCTAATTCATTTGTAAGTGACTTCCTTTTCAGTTATGCCTAAGAAACTTCTTATCACCACTGGTCCTCAAGGATCTGGTAACCACTTATTTGCAAGAGCATTCAGTCTACATCCAGATGTTAAAGGGTGGGATTCTCTTGTAAAAAACTACTGGGTTCCTTCTGATGAAGAACCTTTTGCTAGGTATTGGGTATATCCTGACGAGTTAGAGTTTCCTGAAGGTGATTATTTCTTAGCAAATGTTAGTGTACCTTTCTTCTATGATGGTGTTAGACAGGTTCCTAAGATACTTGAAGTATGTAAGAAAGCAAAGGAACTAGGTGTAGAACCTGTTGTTGCTATTATTGTCAGAGATCAAAATATTAATTCATTGCAACAAAAAAGGGTTGGTGGGGAAGTAACCCTACCAACCGCTTTAAAGTATTTTAAGAATATAATAGACTCAGAATATGAATCTCACTTCTTAGATCATGAAGCATTCTTTTTATATAAAGAAAACTACATGAGTTATTGTGGTAATCTATTTGACTTTCCCGTTACAGGTGAAGGCATCAATACCTACATCGATAAAGATGCCAACCACAAGTACGTTCGCTATGTCGAGGAATACTGGTTAGACGATACCATCAGAGATGGTCGTAAACCATTCAACAAGCGAAATTAGCCAACTTCAGCAATTGCTGTGTTCTTAGCAGAAATCTCAGCAAGGTCGATTCTCATTTGAGCAACCATGTCAAGAATGCGGCTCTGAAGTTCAGAAGCACCTTCTACTAGAGTAGCAAGCTTACGTCCACCTAAAGCAGAGTGGAAACCTTCGTCTCTACCGATTGTAGCATATCTGTGTGAGATATAAGTATCTTCAACACATTCAGCCATTTCTTGCCAAACAGCTTCAGCTCTTCCTTCTGCAACCAACTGGTAAGCAGCAAGTGCAGCTTCGTCTGTAGAAGCAGAATACTTCTCAAGAAGTGAAGCACCTTTAGCTTGTGGGTTAGCAGCGTCAGCAGCGAATGCAGCTTCAACATCTACAGGTGATCCTGTGATGTGCTCGATAACTTCCTTAACCATACGGAAGTGCTTAGCTTCGTCTTGTGCTTGCTTTGAAAGAAGCTCAAGATCCTGTACACTATGTGTAGAAGGAGTTGAAGAAGCAACTTCAGCAGCGATAGCCTTCATGTTCTGAGCTTCATTAACCATACGGCCAGTGAAGTGCTCTACAAGGTACTCATCGCTAGGCTTTGATGCAAAGAAGTTACGTACGTTTTCACGTGATGAATCAAAAAGAGACTTATTCTCTTCTTTGATCTTCTTTACGAACTCTTGTCCTGATAACATTTGTTTTTACTCCGTGTGTTTTATAAAACAGGGGATGTAGTATCTACGCTATTATTTAGTAAAAACAAAATAATACCGTAAATGACCGTGAATGGTGTATTCCTTTTCAAAGCGGTCTACGTTATATTTATATTGTTTTGCAATTTCATATACCTTTTCCTTATTCCATGGATACCAAACAACTCCATCTATGTGTGACTTGTCTACCCATGTATGTGTTAGACCAGGATTGACTCTGAAGATACATTCCTTCATCCATATACTATCTAATATTTCTATTTGATGATCTATAGTTTCTTCGTCACCAAAGTTAATAGAACCTAAACATAAAGCAATATCTACCATAGGACCATCATATCCTTCGATAGAACACTTAACATCAGCAGCATCGTTGTATGGATCTATACCCCAAAGGTGATCTATTTTGCCTTTGAATTTATTAAATCCACACCCAACATCTAATACCCTAGTAGGTTTTTTAGCATTAACATAATCGACCAACTGATAGCCAGAATACTTAAGAGATTTAAAATCTTGGTCTTGCCAAACTCCATTAAAATACGAATCCATTAGGTGTGCCACTTATTATTGTTTAACATATCTACAGCTTCATCAGACGTAGGTATGCATCCTGGATCAATTCTCATGATCTCTTCAAGTGCTTTTGAAGTTTCTTCTTCAGTCATTTCATTTAACTTAGGAACTTTAACTGTGTCCATAGTCATCCATGATTCAGGTATAGAACCAAACACACGTTCCCACTCAGTATATGCCTCATCCATTATACATCTAGCTACTTGTTGTTGCTGATGGCTTAGATCTACTTGGTCACTCATCCACTGGTCTGACAGATTTGGAAGTTTAGGTGCTCTAGATCCCATCTCAGGAACGTAAACATTTGGAAACATATCATCTATCTTATATCCTATAAAATCTGATAGTTTCTCCATTGCTTCTTTACCACCCCATTTGTCACCATTACGTTCCCATAGTTCTTCCATCACTGTCATATGGACATTCTCTTCACCAAACGCTTCACACCATCTCCTATAACCTTCTGTATATAAAGTTATAACATCCATCTCATGACCACATAAATGTGTATTCTTACCCAATAAACATTGCCAATATAAATGCCAAGGATCCTGACATCCACCACGTTTCTTTCTTTGGAACCATCTAAATTGATTCTTAGACCATGCCCTTCTAACAGGATCCCTACATGTTATAATTATCTTAACATTAAAAATTTCCCTTACTTGATCTGCAAAGAGTTTTACAAAGTCTTCTGGTAAGTAAATGTTATTAACTGTAAAGTCTGATACTGCGTGGTATTCCCCATTTTCAACTACATTCTCATGATGAAGTTTATAATAATTAATATATTTTTGAAATGTATGTGGTTGTGAGAAGAATTTATCAGTATATTCTCTAGTCCAATGCTCATTAGCACCTGATGTATACATCACCTGTGATGGTCTATCTCTTAAACCAAACTCCATAAATTTTTCATTATCTGGATCATCACGGAAGGTCTCATGCATTACCCTACGAAATGTTACCTTCTTCTTATCTAAAGTGTAATAATCTTTAATATTATAATGAAATATGTGCTCTAGATATTTGTTTTCTTTTAAATGCCCACAATGACAATATCTATTCCAATCTCCTAAAGTGTAATACAGTGGACTTGTACCACTCCAACCTGTCCCAATACACATGAACAATGTTGGTTTATTTTTCAGATTGATTTTGTACTTGGTTCCCATAATTTAATTCATACTGATGGTTTACTTAGATATAATGAAGATATAGTGTCTCCATTTCCTTTTTTTTCTAACCACTTTATACCCTTCTCTGATGTGGGTTTAGAAAGGGGATCAAACTCCATTACTTCCATAAGTGTTGTCAATTGTTGTTCTTGATCTGATGTATTTAACTTAGGAACTTTAACTTTGTCTAAAGTCATCCATTCTTTAGGTATGGAACCAAACACACGTTCCCACTCAGTATATGCTTTATCCATTAAACGTCTTGCTACTTGCTCCTGTTCGTAAGTTAAATCTACTTGATCACTCATCCATTGATCTGATAGATATTCAAGTTTAGGTGCTTTAGATTTCATATCAGGAACATATACATTAGGAAACATATCAGTTATTTTATAATTTATAAAGTCTGACAGTTTTTCCATTGCTTCTTTACCACCCCATTTGTCACCATTACGTTCCCATAGTTGTTCCATAA